TGGTCTCATCACACAAGGCTCATTAGGGATACCCTGGCTGATCATAAACGCTGTGAGAGGATCTTTTTTATCCGATCTAACACGTCTAATGTAATACGAAGCATGTTGTGGGTGAATTCCACTAGCAGTGCCACACAACTGAGACACAGTACCAGAAGGCTTAACGCAAGTGATCGCAGCAGAGACGGGAATGCCCAGAGCACTCGCTGTAACTTCATTCGCAGTGACTGCTTCATGCTTAAGATCCTGTAGTCTTAATGGTAATTGATTATCATTAGGGTCATTCAACAATGGATTGTCGTAGATACCTGTCAGCGATACACCCAATAGACGTTCTTCAGCGGTGTTCTTTTCCCAGATCTTACGCAGGTAAGGGAAGTCAGTCATTGTGCTCTGCCAAGTGCCTAGAATCGATGCTACACGTACTTTGTAGCGTAGATCCTCAATGGTATCTGTAGCCCTGACGATGACCTCAGTGAGGTTACAGAATTGGTAAGGACGTAGAATGATCTCGCTACAGGGATTCGTACCAAAGTCATGATTAGGATCTCTACGACCATTGATAGCAGCTTGTTTCTGTGATGCCTCCCTGTTGAAGATACCACGCTCACCAGAATGACTCTCATAGACTGAGCACCATTCACGCATGAATTGACCTACTGAAGGCTTTGTATCATACACAGCAGAGTTGTTAGCTAGGCTACGTTGTCCTTGTTGTTCCCACCAAGCACCGGCTTTAGCGTGTGCCATACGATCATCACTTAGATCGCTTAAAGATATCATTGCAGATCGTCGCACACCACCCACAACAACAACCTCCCCGATCTTGCACAGAATATCATGGCATTCAATGGACGAGAGACGACGATTTTTGGCCGCTTGGAACTTCCTAATAACAAACTTGAATAGTTCAACGAGGGGTTCTGGACCAGAAGCTCTTCCTCCAAAGGTCTTAAGTCTTGTCCCAGCAGGTCTAACTTTGGAGACATCCCATTTTGCAATCTCTCCAGCATAGAGTAAAGCAATAAGTTGTCGTAGTGCTTTAGCCCAGCCTTCTTTGCTGTCGGATACCACGATAGTAGTTTTACTATCGAATAACTGATCAGGGACTTCAGGTAATTGATTGACATACTTAGACTCTACAGAGAAACCGACACCAGTGCCACATAGAAGGATGTACATAGCCTCATCGAATGACTTAGGATCATCGATAGGTAGATACGAACAATTATATCCTGCAATGTTCTGACGTTCCAGAGCCTCACCAGCAGTCATCATACAACGCATCGAAGGCATGACATCAAGGTTAAGAATAGCCTTGTGTACAGTCTTGTAGATATGCTGAGGAATCTCATACTTATGCTTCTTAAGCAACTGCTTTTGCATAAAAGCCATGTAGCGATCTACAGTCTCACCCCAGTTCTCTCTACGCCCTTGTTCGTCAAGAAACCTACTGTAGCGGCTCTTGTGGATAAATGCTTGGTAGTTATTCAACTTCATTACTCTTCCTCTTATTTTTAAAACAAAATACTAGTTTAGGACGTAAATTAACGGTGTCCCATACACGTTTACCAGACCAACCATCTGTACCAGTTCCGGCCTGCCTTTTACACGTAAAACCCTTTGTAGTGCCTACTAACACCCAACCAGCTTTTTTATAAAGATCTCCTGTCCTTGGTGGTTCTACAAGAGTTTCAAAACCAACCACATTATCACCATATTTTAAAAACCAATCTTTAGTTATACAACCCATAAATTTTTTAATAACTAAAGTTGTAAAATTTCTTGTTGGATATTGATTATTTACTTTAGAAACACTATAAAAAACATTGTTTACGACTTGGTTTAAATTTTCTTGATTTATAAACTCGTCTCTTCCTGGTAAATGTAAACTTGCGGAGCCTCCTACAATATGCCCGTAATAATCATTATTGAATGTTACAGCATAACAAATATTGCGACCTACAAAACCTTTTGGCTTTGAATAATGATTAGTCATTCGTTCTAACAACCTAACATCTGTTCGTTTTGTTATAACTAATTTTAACACTACTCTTCCTCTTGTGTATCGTCTAGTTCGTCAACTAATTCATCAAACATGGCTTCGATTCTGTCCTCAAACCTATCAACCAAGTCTTCTGCTGTTATGTTCAGTATCTCAAGTAGAGATATTTCATCTAATCTTTTTAGTTTATCAAATAAGTCCAGAATCGTTAGCGCCATAGTTACTCCTTGTAGTACTTTTTCTTTACTAAGTCATAGTTCTCAATCAAATACTCCAGATAGTGTACTGCTTTCTGTAGATCCTCTTTACCGTTCTTACGGTGAAACCTTTGAATGTATTTAACTACATTAGCGGACCAAGGGTCTAACGACCAAGCACTAATGACATCCCAAGGCTGTAATGTTGTCTGCTTATAGTGATCACCCCCAACTTGTTTAGCTTGGTTTGAGTATTTCGGTAGCAAGTTTTTCTCCTCTACGTTGTTGCTGCCAACCACCACAGTCTTGGCACTGGTATCGCTGGTACTTTCCCGTGGCGGTAGTGCTATACCCCCTCCGCTGTAGATGGTAACTTCCGCACCGTGTGCAGCCTGTGTAGTCGTTACATATACTGACGTTTGGGTGGGTTCGAATCCAGGGAAGAAATCGCTCATAGACCTTTTCCAGTAGGATAACATCCTGTTTGTTGTACTGCTCCATCACTGCCCAGGCTTCTTTGTCTTTGTTCATACACTTGATCCAAAGTTCAAAGCCTTCATGCTTAGTCTTCTGACCTAGCCCTAAAGCTCTAGCAACATAGTCTAACTTGTTACTAGGAAACCTAAACTCCTTTCTAGCAGTCTTTAACAGGTCAATCTGATGATAAGGTGCTGGTGGAGACATCTCTGCCTCTAAGAACTCCTTGTTGAGTGTCGGTATATCAAACCTAGTACCGTTGTAATGTATCACTGCATCACACTCATCAAGTAAACTATGGATCTTCTTTAGCATCGTCTTCTTACCGTTTAAGATGCTACTGAACATCACATGATCACCACCATACCACTTAGCTGCCCAACACAAAACACTACTGCTGTCTACGATTTGACTGATGCTGATGTTTTGCTTAAACAAACCCCAGACATACGCAGTGTTAGGTGCTGATTCAATATCAAGTAGCAGGATTCTCATCAGCGTCTGAGTCTGTTTCGTAGTTTGTAGGATCATCGTGTCCGAAGATGTTAACGATCTTGTCAAACTGCTTAACGAATACTTTCTCTTTGACATCGTAACCGTAGTAAGCACCGATAGCTTCACAAGCTGTCTCTAACAACTTAGGCCAAGCAATACCACTATCAAAGGTAACATTGATATCAACCACGTGGTCTAATGGGAAACCATAATCAGCGTTGTGCCTCTTTCCTTCTTCGTCTTCATCTGAACCTATTGACATATGAAAACTAATTCTACTATCGCTCATCTTCATCTCCATTCATTAGGGCATCCCAGGAATTAGGGAATACTTCAGAGCAGACTCGGCAGATGTTCTCTGCAACGATCCTTGTCTCTGCTTGGGCTTCCTTCGCTAACCTTAATTGACATACTCTAGCAAAGGCGTAAAGGCTCCCACTCCAATACCATTCAGTCATCATGGATTGGGGGAGAATCATCCTAGCTTGCTCAGGGCAAATACCTTCCTTAAGCATCAGCTCATACAATGTTACCATATAAGCAGTGTACTTGTCAACTGTTTCATTCCAGTCTGTGAAACTTTGTACAGGCTCTGATGAACTACCTTGCTTGACATTGGGTGCTTTACGTCTGAAATAAGTAGGCTGATAGAACTCTGGTGAGCTATCAACATAGCGTCTACTGACTTCATTCCAGGCTAACCCTACCGTATGCTTCATCAACTGCCTAGCTACGAATATAGGTGCTTTAACCCTGAACTGGATAAAGCAATGACTGAAGGGACTCCAATGGTTATGTTTAGCTAGATACTTAATCAGCTTGACATCTTTAGGATCTAACACAGGTAAAGGGAAGTAATGGTTACTTTGCTCTGTGTCAAACCAATCAGTAGCCTCTGACTCTTTATCGAAGCTAACACGAGCAGCATTGACAACTGTTAAGTCATCGCCCATGTGGTTTAGGTAATCAACCTTTATGTTTGCCATAGACTTTTCTCAATGTGGTTGCTAGTTTGCTTTGCTCTACAGTCTTCTGTCTTTGCTGGATCTCATACAACTTAGCCTTTGATGCTAGCTCTATGAAGTGATCAAGACCAACAACAGCTAAAGGTGTAGATCTATTCTGCTTCAGAACCAGTAAAGGCTCTGTTTCTTTTCCTTCACAGTGCCGTATTGCTTGTTCGTAGTCGTTGAAGATAGCGATTCTTGCTCTGTTCTTGCATTCGATGCCGTAACGGAATCTCTCCAAAGCATTCGACGAGAGCCAGACATCCTCGCCCTGTGTACCCATTGGTGTACTTTTGCAGTCATGTTCGCTCAGATTAAAAGTATCTCTTAGTTTCTCAACTACTAGCTTTTGCAGTAGTCTTCCTTTGTTTTTTGCGCTTGAAGGCTTCAATATCGATCTCCGTCCATTGACTAATCCATGCTTTAGGAATGATCATCAATCCATTACACTCATCATCATGTATGGTGGCTGCGATGTGTACACAATCATTGTTCTCAAACGTCATGAACCCTATTGCTTTACACTTTGCAGTATCACCAACACCCTTCTTAGACCATCCTGAGCTGGCTACAGCATCAACCCATTCTAAGTAAACTATTGTGTCGGTGGTTGCCATAGCTCATCTTCCTGTCGTCTAATCCATAACAATTGACCATTCTCTATTACACGTTCTTGATTGTTATCGTAAGCCTTCAGCACAGCTTCATACATCTTTAGCTCTGTCTCAGCTTCAGCAAGGATCTTATCTGCTTTCTTAGGACCGATACCACGTAAGCCTTCGATGTTATCTACCTTGTCTCCAGTAAGGATTTGTCGGTAGAAGTTTTTAATAGCTTCTTTGTCGTCGATGTAATAACTCTCTTTCTTGATTGGATTGTAGTGATAACCAGGAATCATGTCTAAGTCTTTGTCAATGGTAACGATTACCGATTTGTCTCGTAAGCTCGTGGCATGGATTCCAATAGCATCATCAGCCTCTTGTCCGTCGACCACTCTGAAGTCCCAAGCAGTATGCAGGTACTCACGAAGGCGAGGAAGATGAATTGGCCTAGCTGCATCTTTTCTGTTTCCTTTGTAGGGCTGTGTCTTAGCAATGTCATACCTAAAGTTCTTAGATCCTGTTAGGTAGCCGACACAATCATCAGAAGAGAGGTCTATAAAGACCAGCTCTTCCAACAACTCTGCCATGGTTTTGATGGCTACAGCCTCAGTCTCTTCATTGCAGGCAAAGCCTACTCTGTAGCAGAGGATGTCACCATCAATGATTGGCAGTTTAGAGGACATCTTCCTCTTCCTCCTCCATCTTTGGAGCAGAGTTATAGGTAACGAGATCAGTAATCACAAGCTTCTTCAGCGAAGGCGATACACCTTTCTTGTTCTTAAAGGTCCAAGAGTAAGCACCTAAGACACACACAGCCTTGGTTCCGTTACCAACATGTGCTAAGACTTCATCACCATTCTTATCCAATGGTTTGATGGTATGGTTACTCTTAGCAGTGATGAAGAAACCTTTACCTTCTTTATTACGAACAGTGATACCCATATCCTCTAAAGCCCTTACAGCCTTCTCTGACAGGTTTGTTAGATCTACTTGATACTTACCAGACATGTCATTAGGCTTGTCCAGGAAAGGCCACATAAGGGTTGCTTCGATACGTACAGGTTTGATATCCATAATCTTCCTTAGTTTAACTTTGCTTTATCAATTGCCATCATTGCCATGATGTCTGCTTTTACACTATCCTCTGCTGACTGAGCAACAGAGTACAACAACGTAACCATCACACCATTTGAGACAAGCTTATCAGTACTTATATCCATCAGTATATCACCATCATCACTCCTTGTAAAGCGAACGGTAACAGTTAGTTCATCGATCTTAAGTGGATCGGTAATCATCAGTGAGTTTCCTTCCAGTTATTACCTACTTTGTATTCCCCTGTCAGAGGACAACGTAACCCTAAGGTTACTCCAGCTTGCTCTATAGCGTCTACTGCAAGCTCACCAACGATTGTTCCATGCTCTTTTAATACTTCTATCTGTATTTCATCATGGACGTTAGCAACAAACTTAGCAGGGATCTTAAGCCTCTTCAGTGAATCATGAAGATGGATAAGAGCCTGTTTCATACAGATCGCCCCAGCTCCTTGAAGAAGCGTATTAAGTGCTGCGTGTTCCGACCGTATCCATAGTCTACGACCATCCAATCCTGGCACAAACCCTTTCTCTGCATACTTTGCAACTTTCTCTTTAAGCATTTTGAGAGCTGGCGTATTCTTAAGGAACGAGGCGATAAGCCTCTTACCAGCATCTGCGTTGCCTCCGACAATTGATCCGATCTTAGCTGGGCCAGCCCCGTATAGAAATGCGTAGATAAACGTCTTTGCTTGCGGTCTGGTTTGTAGACCAGCAGCGAGTTGGTTTTTGCTGTGGACATCCCCATTAATCACCTCCTTTGTATAGTCTTCATCTTTCATGTAGTGAGCTAGCATCCTCAGCTCTAATCCTGAAGCATCACATCCTACTAAGACATTACCAGCATCTACAGTCCACACTTGTCTGGATACATCACCATACTCTGCTGTCACTGCAGGAACCTGAGCCATGTTAGGGCTATGGTGTGTCATACGGCCTGTGACAGCACCATTAGTGATGACCTTACCATGAACCCTACCATCGTCAGCAACGTGCTCTAGCCACGATGAAGCCTGTGCAATACGCTTTTGTATCAGCAGATACTCAGCCATTGCCTTAGCCTCTGGATAGGGTAGCTTAGACAGGATAACCTCATCAACCATAGGCTTTCCAGTCTCAGTAAACTTCTCAGGCTTCCAGCCTAGCGATGTCAGTCTACGTCCTATCTGATCTCTAGAGCCAGGGTTAAATATTTCAACATGATCCTTTAGTTTCTTTCCTGTCTTTTCGCTAATCCTTTCTGTAATGATGGGTGGAAATATTGATTGTAGGTTCTCCTCTATGTTAGATAACTTAGACTGTAGCTCGGACACAAAAGCAGTACATAAAGGTATGTCTAACTTAAAGCCATTACGCTCCTGCTGTGCAACAATGAACTGTACTTTGTGCTCCAATGCAATGCTTTGCGGTGAAAAGTCCTTCATATCTTCGCATAGCTTGTGGTGAAGATCACCAGTGAGGTGTACATCCTGGATACAGTAGTCAATCATTTGCTGTGTCAGTGCTGTAAAGTCTTGGAAGTCAATCTTGTGATTCCCCAGTCTTTTTCCCCACGCCTCTAGACTGTGGCCTCCGTCTATACT